GGCCCTACAGGCTATTGTGGAGGGGGTGCGCAGAAACGTAGTTTCCCATCATCATAAGAAGGGTTTTCTGGCCGCTCGTGTCGGACGAAAGAAAGTCCACAATCTCCTTGAAAAGTGAGCGCGAGCACTCGCGTTTCACACTGACCAGATAACCGCTGCCGAGCAGGCTTTCCAGCTCACGGCGCACGGTGTGTTCGGGCATGAAGTCCTCGTATTCCACATAGGCCAGCACGCCATGGCGTGTGACGGTAAACATAATGCTGTGTCTTATCTCTCCAAAATAGCCGTTTATGGCATTTCTTGCTTCGCGCTTTTTCATAGGTAGCCTCCTTTCTGCATGATGATGCGTGAAAAGAACTCGTATCCATCGCGTGTGATGTAAGGTGTGTAGTATTTCACTCCGGAACCCGTGGCGCTGGAGTGTGCGGCCAGTATCAGTCCGCGCTTTGTGCTTTCTTCGGAAGGAGCGTTGTAACATTCGGGTGTGGAAAGCAGCCATCCTTCACGGCGAAGGAAGTCAAAAAGGCGTGCCGTGCGTACCACTATCCCGTTTTCACGGCTCATGGTGCGGGCCATCTGACGCACAAGCATGGCATCGCGGAAGCGGGTGCGTATTTCACTGACGGTGTAGCATGGGATGTCTTTTTTTGCGTAGAACGGATGTGTGGTAGTTTCGGGATTCTTGTTTACATGCGTGACGGAACCGTTGTCGCCTGAAAGATAATTCTGTATCATCTGTTCAAGCCTTGATATGCGCTGCTCAAACTGGCTTTGTGTAGTTCCTGCCGACAAGGTTTCTTCGCGTTCAAGACGGTATTTAAGGTAAGAAATACGGTCTTTCTTGTGCTGAAGCATGGAAATAGATTCGGAAAGCTCTTCTTCTATTTCTGTGAGGAGTCCGGAAAGATTGTCTACACTTCCATGAGTGTTTTCATTGCATGTGTAGTCGGTTTGTGTGGTTCGGGTGCTGACGGTTCCTTTCATCAGCAGTTCTTTAATACGGTCGTTGCACCAGATGGCAAATGCAGGACTAAGCCAGCGGGCAAATTCGAGGGCTACATCTTCGTGCATCCAGGTGCCTTTCCCTTTTTCGGTAGTACCTCCATTAATTGTTTTTACAAATTCACTGTCCGATTTTCGGATAGTGACTAATGTAGCTAAAAACTCTTTTGTTGAAGGAAGTTCTAACCATTTAGCCGGACGTTTCCCAAAAGGCTTTGCCATTTCAGTTGCATTAACCATTACACTACTTCCTTTCTGAAAGGAAATAGGACTTCCGTTGTACTGGAAGATTTGATTTGTGTAATTTTTGAGCATAACAATATATGTATAAAAAAGTGTTATCGCCTTTCCCGTTGCTCAACACATTACACAAATGCTGTATTCCCATTACAGGTTTACACGGGGGTACGATAACACCTAATATGTTAAAAGTGAGGTCACAAAAATAACCTGCACGATTTATGCAAGTTCACGACCTGCATTTGTGTATGTTGTATGTTGAGCATTGCAAATATACAACAAATCTCACAAAAGCAAGCGGAAAGGGAGAAATAATAATTCCTCCCTTTTAATTTCTTGGCAAATGTAACAATTTTAATTTGATTATCGCATTAAAATCGTACTTTTTCATAATCTATTGTTGTCATAAATATAGTGCATCCGCTTCATGATGGTTTCATTCGGGCTTTCTACTTGCATTTCATCCATAAATTCTTCAGGAGTTCCACGGAATCCCTGACGGCGTATCCTTATATATATAGCCAGCATTTTATTCTCTATTTCTATAAGGTCGAGAAGCGGTTGGTTACTTACATCTATTTCTTTCCAGCTTGTTCCGTAAACCGACAAGTCGAGAGGTACGCTCATTCTGGATTTTTTGTTTGTGGGGTTTTCTACGGTAGCCTTCTTCATCCTTTCTTCCCACTCCTGCGCCAAACGGTCCTGATACATGAGTTCAAGCTGCGATAATCTGTCAAAATCCATGCTCAGTTCATCGGGAGAGAATATTCCTTCTTCGGTGCTGTCGGGTATCCCACCCCAGCGGAGATAAAGATAATTTGCCTTGCATAATTCAAACGGTGTGTATTGGCAGAACAGTTTCCTGAGATAAAGAGAAACCGATGTGCTGACGGTTATTTCTATCTTTGCGCTGCCGGCCATGAAATCCATGTAAAACAAACTGGCTTTAAAATCAGGCTCTTCCATAAGGCTTCTTATCATCGCTGTTTCTTCACGTGCGATGTATCCGCATTTTACTCCGTCGGCTGTATAGGCTGCAATGGCGTTTCCGTCAAACTGGTTTTCGGGTTCGGGAATCAGTCTGACAGATTCTCTTCTGAACACCGTGTTTTCGAACTCTTCATATTGTTTTTCGTCCAGACAGTGTTTTATCCCGGTTATACGGCTCTGATAGTGTACGGTCTGAGGTACTGATGGTGAAGGCTCATACGTGAGTTGTGGAGATAAAGGCTCCACTGGTATTTTTCTTGTATCCATAACTGTTAAGTTTAAAATTCACGGCGAAAATAACTTTATTTTTCATTTTTGACAAATAAATACAAAAAATCCCCTTCGCAAAACCATGCGGAGGGGAGTAAACGTCAGGCTTCGTATTCAGACATCACAGTGCAGAGCTCAAGCTGGCTCATGGATGGGCCGTAACGCTGCTGTATTTCCTGGAATAGCCGCTCGGAACAGTTTCGCTTGATACTGAGAAGAACGCTGGTGCCCAATAATCGTAGAAGGGCTTCCGTTACATGGTGTTCGCTCAGATAATCTTCGTATTCAATGTAAATTAATGTATTGCCATGAACGCTGAATGTGCGGATGCTGTGTGGCACGCTTTCAAAGTACAAGTCTATCACATGCTTGTACGTTTTAGTTTGAGGTTTCATTTTTATCCTCCTTTTTTGTTTTAAATAGTTGGTTTATTTGTGTTCTTCCTTCGTGCGTATAAAGGCAGAGCGGCTGCATTTGCAAATTTATCAAATTTAAACAGATGTGCCCGACTTCGCAGCCGGGCACATCTGTCAATGCTTAAAAGCATACATTCCTGAAAACTCACTTCTTACCTTGTTCGAAAACATCGTAAAACACGGTGCCCGACTGGCAGAATCCTACCAGCCACGGTATGTATTCCACCCGGGGCTCGTCGTAAAACTCTTCATTCTCCAGGTCGAAACGTATTTCACGGCGGAAGTTCACGCAGAAGTTGATGCGCTCTTCCGGCTGAAGCATGGGGAGGTCCATATATCCGCGATGATAGTTGATGAAAGCGCGGAGGGTGTCGAAGAATGCGGCATACTTCCGGTCGTCGTCCTTGTAGAGCAGATGCACGGAGAGGTCGAGGGCCACGTAACACTCTTTCACGTCAATCCCAATCAGTTTCTCACGTATCATTTTATCTATGGTGTCAAACCGTGACAGGTATATGGCTGCGGCATTTTTCTTCTTCCTGCTGAAAAGTGCCTTGATAAGTCTGCGCATTTTCATGGCTGTAATATATTAAAATTGTTGCATTACACGCAAAAATAGCTAAAATTCGGTGGAAAATATAAAATCATTGACAATTATAAATTATTTTTCCTTATATTTGCATTGTGTTTTAAAACTCTCACTTCACCCCTGTCCGTCTTTCCCTGAAGCGGGCGGGGGTCATCGTTTCTATCATGGCTATTCTTCTTCGCCCCATTCATCTTCTTCATCGTCGCCATCATCTGCCGGACGATCCATCATGCGGCGGGCAATGAGGGCTTTCATGCTCACCAGTCCGGTGCGCACTTCGGCTTCCTTGTCGTGCGTTTCTTCAGCGGAGCAGATTTCCTCGTCCACATGCCATCGCACGCAGAACAGGGCGGGGTGTCCGTCGTAGGCCGTCTGCATGGCGAATCCCCGTCGCTCCAGTTCCACCAGATACGGCGGCAGCGGGTCGGGCATCTTCGGGATGGGCCATGCCTGGAAGTATTCACGGATGCGGCGCACGGTAAACACTTCGTCGGCATACTCCTCACGCTCCACCGGCTTGTAAGTGTCGGTAAAGGCATCCACCAGCTGCATCAGCGCTTTTGGAGGCTGCAGGGCCGGGTCCTGATATTTCAGTTTCTTCTTGCTCATTATTATTCTTCATTATTCATTTTCAATTAAGCCGACATCGGCATACCCACACCTATCATGCGGCCCGATCCGTAATAGCGCACACCGATAACCAGCGTGTCGAATGCGTCGCTCAGGTCGGTACGGATACTTAAAGCGGTTTCAGGATCAGCCATTTCATCTGCCGTCAACCGTTTCTTTTCATCTCCCTTCTGTTTCTCAAAACCGTTGCGTCCTTCCTTCACACGCGCGTTCTCCATGGAGGCAATCAGATACTCGTTGTTCTCCTTATTGATGCGAAGGAACGGGCGCTGCGTGCCGGCAAAACAGCCGTTCAGGAACTCGTACTTCTTGTTGTGGCTCATGGGCCGTCCCATGGCTACCTCAATGACGTTCCATCCGTGACTGCGAAGCACTTTCTTCACAATGTTGTAGAAACGGGTTTCTTCGTGGCGCTCGCTGGCGTAGGCGGCTCCCTGCTTGGCGGTGTCGTCGTAGTAGAAAATCACGTCGCGGCAGGTCAGGCGGTGCGGCTCGTAATACTTGCAGAACATCTTGCAAAGTCCCTCGATACGGGTGTTCTTTACGTTGGTCATGCTGTTGAGTATGCGCAGCACGCCGGTGTTGCTCCGGCTGTCGGTCTGCCCTATCACCAGACAGTTGATGTGGGCGTTATAGTCGAAAGCGATGCGCAGCGGTTCTCCGGGCTTTATGTCGGTGTCCAGACAGCAGTCCTGTGCCTTGGAAAGCTCGTTCAAGTCAATGCTTTCCGACTCCACACGCAGGGTACGCCCGCCGCTGTATATCTGCGTAATGGTGCGTTTCTTATATTTCTGTGCGGCTTCCAGCTGCTCTTCGTCGTTACTGAGGTAGCAGTGCACGTCGGGATCGAAGTTGGCATAATATCCGTCGTTGATTTCTTCCTTCTCGACGTTACGGATGGAGATGTCGAACATGGTGGGGGTAAGTTCCTTCTGCATGGTGCGGATGAACTGCTCGCCAAGAATGTCGATATTTTCTATGCTGGAAAAGGAGAAGTAGATGCTGGCCTGACAACGAAGCTTGTTAATCTCACGCTGGTATTTGGGGGACTGCACGATTTCCGGACAGATCTGTGCCTCACGTATCATCTCCGCAATTTTGCGGTTTATTTCCGGTGTCTGGTCGTCGCGTCGCTTCCGGAGCCATGCCTGACGCTTGGTGAGTGGCGCATCGCTCACAAAGAATATACTCTTGTAGTACGGATTCAGATTTTCATCGAATCCGGGATGATTGGTGTTGATACCACGGAGCGTGGGAAGAATTTCGGCCTTAATCAGTCCCTCCGGCATAAAACGGCACTCGTCGCCGATAATGGAGCACGAGTCCATACCGTTGGCAGCAGCCTTCACTCCGGTAGAAATCATGTAGTACACGAATCCGTTCCAGAAGTGGATGCAGTTTTCCCACACCTTCGGCTTTACGATGGGTTCCTTGAAATTGCATTTGGCCGGAGCGTGTCCACGAAAGAAATGGACTCCCTCTTTCAGTCCGGTCATTCGCTCCAGCGAGTAAAGCGTTTTAGGTACGGTCTTTGTGAAAAGCTGCTTGATACTGTTACCTAAGAAAAGTCCGGTTCCCCGCGGCATGGACTGGATGCAACCGGCCATTTCGGGCGTAATCAGTCCGTCGGTCTTACCTGTACCACGGCCTGCTTCTACGGTGGTATTCCGGCATCGGTAGTTGTACACCGCACGTTGGGCCGGATTCATGTAGATGTAGTTGGCAGCAGTTTCCTGCTCCTCCGCTTCCTGCACGCCCGACAATGCCGAGGCGTGACGCTGTGCCCGTCGGAGTGATTCCTCGCGGGCGGATTCATAGTCGTTTCGTCGTGCCATGGTTTATTCCTCCTCTTCCGGTTGTGTAAAACCGTCCCGGTTTACTTCATCGTATTCCTCGTCCGGGCCGTTTTGTCCCTCGCTTACATATACGCCGTCGTCGTCTTCCACCATCTCCTGCCACTGGTCGAGCTTCACGCCGTATTTCTTTCTCAGGCGGCGCATTTCATCGCTGTCGTGCCCGGTTTTGTTCGGAAATTTCTTCTTCACATCCGAGGTGATGACTACCGGCATGCGTATCAGTTCGTCGCCCAGTTCCTCGGGTGTTTCCGGCTGGTCCAGGCGGTCAATCTTGGTGAGCAGGCTTGCTCCGTTGTACACCGCTTTCATGTCGCCCGTATCGGCTCCGTTGCGCATCATCAGGTCGGCGGCGTGGCGCACCTTCATCGAGGAAATGTTTCGCTGTCCCTTGGCATAGAACGACGAAATAAAGTCTATCACTTTCAGGTCGCCTCCCAACTGACTGTACGTGCGTTTCCACCGGTTGATGATGTACTGCCGCAGGTTCATGAACGGGTCCTCCTCAAAGCGCTTGTACGCATCCAGGCAGACTTCCACCCGTTTTTTCTGCTCATCGGTAAAGGCCATGTTCTGCCACGGCACACCCGTTTCAAAGTGCTTCCGCAGCAGGTCGTAGAATCGTTGTGCTATTTCGCTTGCCATAGTTTGTGTTTTCGTGTTTGTGCTCTTATATTTCTACTATATCCCAATGAAAAACAACTATTTAACTTTTAATGTAAAAATAAGCACATCGAAACATGCTTATTTTTACATCATTCAATGAATATGTTCTTATGTACTTTTGCCCGAAAAATCATAAAACCTTTTTCGTATGCTCCTTCATCCGAAACATCTCCGCCACATTCTCATACTCTTCCGGCGAAGTGGTAAGTGTGAACATCTGCATGGCGTTGCTACGCTGGGTGTTCAGGCTTCCCTGGATAACCAGGCTGTGCGATTTACTCTTCACCGTGACGCAGCGGAAACCCACATTGTCCTCACACACCACCAGCCGGCCCGACTGGATAAACTCGCCTAACTGCGTGCGAATCTCCTGTCGCTGGTTGAAGGTGGCTCCTGTGGATGCAGGCTGCGAAATGAGTATCATTTTGCTGACATCAGCAATATGGTCCGACGGATTTGTAGGATCGGGCTTCACACGCGAAAGAATACGACGGATGGTTTGAATGAGCTTTACATCGAGCCGCACCATGACAATGCCCATTTCACCTCCGGAACAGTAGCCGGACAGGGTACCCAGCAGATCGCACATGTCCCAGTCAGAAAAACTGAAGAAGTTGGCAGCCGTGTGCTTTTTGCTGCACTCGTCAATCATTCCTTCCAGCTGCTTGTGGTAGCAGCAGGGTTCAATTATTCTCATAATGCACCTCCTTTCATCTGACCTTCGGTTACACTTTCAGTAGGATCTACTTTCTTGCGTGCGGTTTCTGTAGTTTTTTTCGGTTCTTCCGCCGTTTCTGTACGGTTTTCCGTTGTTTCGGCACGCTTTTCTTCATTTTCTGTACGTTTTTCGGTATTTTCGGATCGTTTTTCTGCTTTTCCTTCCGATACCTTTGGCTCCTGATTTTCCGTGTCAGCAGGCTTTGTCTCTGCCTGTACGGATACAACCGGAGCGTTTACACCGGGAATGGAGATACCGGCTGCAGTAGCTACTTCTGCCGTTTTCTTAGGCAGGTTTTCTCCCCATTCCATCAGCTCCTCGATACGAAGGCGAAGCTGTTCCTTGTACTCCTCGGTAATCTTCACGTCGCTGCGGTTGATGTATTTCTTGTTTCCTTCCACGCGGGCCTTGCGGCATACTTCCTGCTGGCGTACATCCTTCATGGCTTCTATCTCGGCACGGGTAAAGTCGCCAGGACGTTTCATGCTGTCGGCTGTGGAAGTTTCCTGCTCGGTGTATGTACCGTTCAGTGCTGCATCCACATTGGTCCAGAACGCGCGGATTTTCTGCTCGGATGCGATGGCTTTCTTGGCCATGTCCGCGCGTGCTTCGTCGCTTACGTTGGGATTTTCGGCCATTACTTCCAGCGTGCCGCGATACTCGGCCAGTTCCAGGTACATGGTGGAAAGTTCTTTTTCTCCCTTGTCGCGGAGAGATTTCGGCAGCTTGTCTTTATAGAGGGCAAATTCTTTCGGTCTGCGACCGTCCACTTCCTGCTCTTCGTACTGGCGTGCGGTCATGTTTCCTTCTTCATCGGGCGCACCATCATCCGGAACAATCGCTTTGTAACGAACGGTTCCAACCGGACCGCGAGTGGCTTTCTTGGCCAGTCCGGATTTCTTCCGTACTTCCTGCAGGAACAGGTTCATCTTGTTGAGTGCACGGCGGGCTTCATAGCGCTGTACGTCGCGAAGGAAATCCTTTGCCCGCACAATGGCCGACACCAGACGGCATCCTTCGTCGAAATCCTTCACAGGCACCTTCATCCAGCATTCGGCCAGCGCCAGCAGTTCCGGAAAAGTTTCGTCCGTCCATCGTTTCACACGGTCCAGATAGTCTTTCTTTTCTTCTTCATTCATGGTTCTGTAGTCTTTTAAGTATTCTTTTTCTGTAATCATAACCTTTGTTTTTCAATTACTTTACCCCAAAAGTAGGGAAAACCAATATGTCGTTGAAGGACATAAAAAAGTCCGGCACCGATTAGCAAGTGCCGGACTTTCATCCACTTTTTCGTTTGTTAGAATATGCAAATCAAACGGTTATCCTCCATCTCCTGAACTTGCCTCTGATTTCAGCGTCAATGTACCCGACCAGGTAGTCAGGGAGTAGCGGTTCGGGTTGCTGGTCACTGTTACCGCATGACCGCTGTCAGAATCCGGAGTGGTACCGCTATCGTAGTTGTTGTTCACTTCCGTACCAAAAGTAGGATCGTACACTACGTAATAACCTCCTGCAGGGTTTTCCGCAAAGAAAATAGCGTCACCACGGTTCTTCAGGATACGGAGCACATGGGCTGCGTTTTCCACGTCCTTGTCGATGGTAAACATCAGCTGTACGTTATAGCCCTTTGCACCTTCGTTACCAGTTGAAGAAATCTGACCGCTCTGTTTCTTGATACGGAACTTCCATGCTCCCTTACCAGGAGAAAAAGCAAAAGAAGCTTCAGTAAATGCAGCTTTAGATGCTTCATATACAGGCTTTGCCGTAAGGTCTTCCGGATAAGCGACATAAATCTGATTACCGATACCGGCAAACTGTTCATCGCAACCGGCAGCAGCCTGACCAATATCCATTAAGTCACATGATAATTCTGCCATAATTGTCTTATTTTGAAGTTTGTATAATCGTTATCCCAGTCCCGATTTGATAGTCAGAGTTCCGTCCCAGGTAGTCAGGGAGTATCTGTTCGGGTTGCTGGTAACAGTTACTGCATGACCGCTATCAGAATCCGGAGTAGTACCACTGTCGTAGTTGTTGTTAACTTCCGTACCGAAAGTAGGGTCGTACACTACGTAATAACCTCCTGACGGGTTTTCTGCAAAGAAAATAGCGTCACCACGGTTTTTCAGGATGCGGAGCACATGAGCTGCGTTTTCCACGTCCTTGTCTATGGTAAACATCAGCTGTACGTTGTATCCTTTCGCCCCTTCGTTACCAGTTGAAGAAATCTGTCCGCTCTGTTTCTTAATACGGAACTTCCAGGCTCCTTTACTGGCCTTGAAAGTAAATGCTCCTGAAGAAAAAGCCGCTTTACTCTCATCGTATGTGGGAGGTGCTTTCAAATCTTCCGGATAGGCTACATATATCTGATTACCGATACCGGCAAACTGTTCTTCGCAACCGGCAGCAGCCTGACCAATATCCATTAAGTCGCATGATAATTCTGCCATAATTGTCTAGTTTTAAAAGTTTGTGTTTGTGTTGTGAAGGCTGCCAAACTTGGCAGCCTGTTTTATCTCAGCGGGCGGGTTACTCTTCGTCTTCCGGCTCGAAGATGGCCTGAAGGTAGGTCGGGTATCCGTTGTAAACGATGTCACGCGGAGAGATTGTTGCACCGTCGCTCCATGCCTTGAACTTGTATCCAGATTCAGAAGCAGGAGTCAGTTTCACAGTTTCGTCCTTCGTATATACATCCTTTTGCGGAGACAGCGTTACCTTACCCCATTCTTCGTTGTTGGAAGTAACGGTCAGGGTATTCTTCTGGTAGTCACCGTTCAGCTGTTCAATCTGTTCGATAGTACCGTCGCTCACACAGAACTTGGATGGTGCGATGTCCAGAATACGTGCGCCTACGGTAGACTGTACCTGGAAAATCAGCACATTCAAGTCGTTCGGGTCGTGACTCATCATCACCGAGTTCCAGTCGCTTGCACGGTCAAGACCGAACTGCAGGTTTTCAGGGAGAGTTGCAATCATACGATTACCCTTACCAATAATACCGTCGGTTACAATCTTGATGTTTTCCATTCCCACGAATGAGAATCCTTCACCGCCTGCACTTGTAGTCTGCAATCCGGTAAACTTACGCATGTAGCTGTGGGTAATGAGTCGCTTCTGCTTCGGCGACATGTAAACGATTACTTCCTGAGCGTTACGCAACAGCGGATGCCATCCTTCCACCCATTCTACAAATGCGTCGAAGTGTTCTCCATCCTGAGTTTCAGGACCTTCGTTAATCGGGTCGCAAGCCACAAGGTTTCCTTCCTTGGAAGAAATCTTACCCTGATTAATAAGGTTGTTAATGATAGTCCAGTAACCGTTGTACAGACTGAGCGGGTCGTCTTCTCCCAATTCAATGTTACCGAAGAACAGGTTGCTCAGGTTGTCGCCGGCAAACTGCTTACCAATCTGACGAAGGATAAATTCTGTGACCGGTGCATTGTAGGTTCCGTTTGAACCCAGGATGCTGAACGGCTGTTTTTCGCGGAAGTTCTGAAGGTTTTCGTAGTAACGTGACCAAATCTGGTTCATCACCAGTTTGCTTTCGTCCATGAAACCAAGGGTTGACTTCAGCGTAGAACCTTCCTTGTAACGGCGGGCTTCACCACCCTTACGACGGAAAATGATTTGAGTCTGTGCGTATTCAATATCTTCGATAACCTTGATGCGAAGTTTGTTGAACACTGCCATGTTATCGAGAACCGGGCTTTCGATGATGTCCGGAGCAAGAATGTCTTTTACGTGCGATACATTCTCTTCACTGAGTGCGTATAACTTTGTAGCCATATTGTTTGTGTCTGGTTTAGTTTTTGTGTTGTGTTCTTATCTCTTATCGTGCTTTGCTGATTTCAACATCACGCTTGCGGCGGGCTTCAGCTTTCTCGGCCCAGCTCATGTTTTCACCGCATACGCTCTGCACATGGAACTGTCCGCTTTCCTGACCTCCGTTGTTGTCTTTCGGCGGGTCCTGCGGAGTAGGTTCCAGTTGTGCTGTTTCGCTCAGTTCCTTGATTTCCGCATCTTTCTGTTCGATGCTCTTCTGAGCTTCATTCAGCTTCGCAGTCATGTGTTCCGATTCCTTCTTATGAGCGTCCTTCAATGAAGAAACCTCTTTTTCGTGTTCCGCTTTCAGGTTGGCCAGTGCTTCCGCATGGTCTTTCTTCATCTGTTCGATGGTTGCGTTAAGCTGTTCTACTTCCGTGAGTTTTGCAGCCAGCGTAGATTCCGTCTGTTTAGCTTTCATGACGAACTCTTCTACATTGTCCGCCATGGTTTCCACCATGTAGAAACCGCCGTTTTCTTCGACTACCAGGGAGTTTACCTTTGCAGCCGACTGAATAAATGGATAGCTTTTTGCCATAGTTGCTTGTTTTTGAGTTTGTGATTCTGTTTTATCTGATGCCGGCTGCTCCACAGAAGCCTGTTCCTGTGTTCCCGGCTGCTTTTCTTCCTTGATTCCTGATGGTTTGCTGTCTTCGCGTGAGGCTCCGGACGAATTTCCTTTCTGACTCTGACTCACTCCGGCCAGCTGCTGCACGCGGTTCACGCAGAACTTGAAGTCGCCATGACCGTCGACCATGGTACCCACCACATCGCCCGCATCGAAAGTTTTTCCGGTCATCTGGTCATCCGTCACTCTGGGACGGCGCTCGCGTACCATCTGCTGGAAATCGGCACAAAGCCGGTTCAGCTCTTCCTTGATGCCGTCATAGTTCCCCTCGGCCGCGTCGCGGTACTCCTTGTTCTTATAAGGAGATCCGTCGGCGTAAATCTCGGCGTACCGTTCCTGAGTCACGGTGTTCACATCGCCGTCCTTGTTAGTGAGCATCGCGCACATTGTACCGATACATCCCACCGTGTCGTGCGGATTGGTGAAATACACTTCGTCGCACAGAGCCATCAGCGCATAACCGGCACTGCAGGCCATCCCGTCGATGTGACCCACAATCTTCTTTCCTTTTGATCGGGCGTAGTTGAGGGCCATCTCATAGTCGTACTTCGCCATGCTGCTACCGCCCGGACTGTCCATCTCGATAATAAATCCGATGGTATGCGCATCGTCAGAAGCACGCATGATGATGTCCTTGTGTTCCTTGCTTCCGTAGGAACACAGGTCGCCATTACGAAGAATGGGGCCCTGTACGTCGATAATCGAAATGATGCGGTCGTCTTCCCCTATATCGTTCCATCCGGTTACATCATCGTAATCTCCGATGTAAGTCTTTTCAGCATATCCGGTACGCGAAGAAAGGAAGTAAGGTCGGTCGGTCCGCTCGTCCGGCTTCTCGTAAGGACGGTGTGAGGCAATGTTGTCAAGAATCGTTCTCCGGTAAGCATGCAGAGACTCCGGGTAAAAGTCCCAGAATCGCGTAGACATGATTTCGTGAAATGCTCTTGTTGCCATTTTCGTTTGATAATTAATTGATTACATCACGAAATTACGCACGCGAAATGCGGTAATGAAGGACACAAAAAATGACTAAATGCGTGAATTACAGAAATATGCGGATGCTCAAACGGATTTTCTCTGCAAATAAAAACCTGCTAAGAATGAGCATGTTGTAAAACACACGGAGTTTGTGCGAAAAAAAGAAATTTGCGGCGGACGCAAAGAAATTGAAGAATGTCACAAAGAAGATAATGAAGATTTACCTGCATGACGAAAGAAAAACGCGCACAAAAAGAAAGGACCAAAGAAAAAATGCCGCCCCACACACGTATGCAGGAACGGCATTCCAACGGAAAGAAAAAAGCAATATATATAATAAGGTGTAGATGTCAGACCACACGCTGTGCGCCGGTCACGTTGCGGATGGTGAGTGTGCACGAAATCACGCCGTCGTCTTCCTCATACTGAAATTCATAACCGTCGCTCACGGCACGCACAAACATTTCACCGTCGCCAAATGTTCTTACAATCAAATGGTTAGTGCTGTTTTTCAGCGTTTCAAGCTGTAAATAGGTTTCCTGCGTCACCATCTCTACCTCCCAACTCACCGTCACTTCGTAAGAATCGCCGGCCACGCTGGTTTCCGCGCTCTCCTTCAGGCTCCCCGATTTCGGTTTCATCTGAATGGAAATCTTACGGTCGCCCGACACAGAAAAATCAGGTTTGTCACTTTTCTTCTCAATATTGAACGGGCGGGAAAACGTAACCGCGTCGTCCGGATAAGCTTCAATGCTGCCTATCAACTCGTAATAATTCTCGCTGCAATTCATGATTTATGTGTTGTTTTGTGGTTGAAAATGGCGACTGACAAAGTTACTGACAAATCGCACCAACTTTCTTCGTTTCTTTAACTTTTATTTATTGCTATTCATGTATAAATTTATGGCGTGTATATACAGATTCTTCCGGTTCTCGACTCAAGCTCTTCTTTTCTCACTTTGATGTCAGACTTCATTCTGGATTTGATTCTCCACCAATATCGCATCATGCTCTCAAATCTTTTCATGTCTATATCGTACAAAACAATGAAATCAGACATGACATCTTCGGAAGTAACATGTTCGCCCATTCTATTTGCCCGGAAAATACAGTCATCATGAAATCTGGCGAAATCATACCAGAACTCACGTTTCAATTCATTCCTTATCTTCTTACTTCCGTTGATATTCAGGTGAAAAAACTTATCCACTTTCACCTCACCGCTAAATTTGCAGACGCTTTCAGGCATTTCCAACTCCAGGTAATCTTCTTTCTCTTTTTCAGTCAACATTTTAAACTGAGCGGTAAATAATGATTTCTGAGGTTTCAAATGAAAGGCTACTTCATTATAGGAAAAATCTGTTATACCCGAAAAATCTGCATCTCTGAACAAGTGAGTCTTCATATATACACCCAGAAGGCTGTTCTGAGGAAACCTGACCGGAGTTCCATACTTTATTTCGAAGTATTTCTTATAATAATCACTCACTTTAAGGAAGCATGAGTGACGCTGCTCATTCATTGAATTTTTTGGCATAGTAGTAAGATAAAGTCTGTAAATCAATTAATCAACAGCAAGTTACGGACGATTCAACACCAATCGGAATTTCATTCAACAAAAAAAGGTTAAGCGACTGGGGCCTTATTTTGCGTGTTTTTCACTATTTTGCAAAGCTGTGCAATTTTCTTGCAAAACACTTCTCAATACTTATTTATTTAATTATCAATTATTTATAGTGTATAATAAATAATAAATAAATAGTTATTGCCGATTGTTCATTGATTTTGAAGTGAAGAAAACGTATTTTTTCGGTAAAGAACAGATTTCAGGCTGTCCGGCTTTTTCTCTTATGTCCATTGCGTAGCTCTTTCTGTTACACGGTGAAGTTGGATATAAAGGAAGTAGAACGAAAGGGGAAAGGCGAGCTTTGTCGTCCCGCGTTCCGCAGGCCGACCTTTCCCTCCTTTCGTTCTTTCAGGTTTCCCTTCGGATTCCTTCCCCATTCGGACGCTCACAGGAAGAAATGATTCGACTGATGTACACCCTTCTCTACCCTACGAAAAATTTTTATTTTAAAGATTTTGTAAACTCGTTTTTCGTGAAAAATCGGCAAAATATCAAAAAGTACAATACTTTTAATTGATTATCAGATAGTTATTCATTGCAAAAATTTCGCCAACGCTTCGCAATCTTTGCAAAATTGCTTACAAATGATACTTAACTAACTGATTATCAAATTGCAAAATGTTTTGCAAAGGGTGTGTAAAACTTGTAATATTTGATACTGAATTGATTTTATAAGCGATTTTCTCTTTGTACCGGAATGATTTTCTGAAAGTCTCGTGCCTACGCCACTCAAATGGCGTAACTACGCGACAAAAGTGTCTATTAAGCGCGGCCGCAGTGGCGATACTACGCCAGTTTGGAATTTATGTGACGAAATACGGCTTTTGTTGACAGAAAAAAGGCGTAAAAGTGCTATTACATACACTTCTACGCCTCCTTAAAAATGAATCAGAAAGTGATTAATTGAAACCTCCTCCTCCCTGGTCCTCTCCTTCCTCACCCGGCTCGGTTGTTCCTGGTGTGCTGTTTCCTTCTTCATACATCCTGTTGAGCGACATCTTGTCTATCTGTGCCTTGAAATCCTTACTCGGCTGGAACAGCACTCTTTTACGGATAATCTTTTCTTCTCCGCTTACCTCGGAACTCTTACAGGTAATGGCTGGCTTCAGGTATCCCATGTTTCCCAGGCTTACACCATGACCTTCGAGCATTCAGGTACAAGCCGATTCCACCATGGTCTCTACCACGGCGCGGCAGGTTGCCTTACTGATTCCGGAACGGAGGGAAATCTGTTCGATTACTTTTTCAAAACTTACGGTTCCACCACGAACCGCTTCGGCCACATACTTTTCTGTGCCATCCTTGTCAAATCCAAAGGTCTTCTTTACGACCTTATAGTTCAAGCCTCCCATAGTTGTATTTGTATTTAAAAATTCGACGGATAGAAGCGCTTCGTGCGATTCCACCCGTCGATAAATCTAATTTTGCAACCCTCGTTTATGAAGGACTAAAAATCATCCTTCTTTCGTGTCTCCTTTCTTCTGGTTATGTTCTTTGTTCAGGAAGTCTTCATAAAGCTTTTTCTCCGCTTCCTCCATGCGATGCTTCATCTCCTTCAATACGGTAGCTTGTACCAGCTGACGGTTTCTCTTTACCAACTCAGCCATTTCGTATTTTTCATCTTTTACATACTGTTTGATTAGCCGGTCCAACGCGTCGAGGTAAACAGCATCAATGGTGTGAGAGCTGTATTTTATGTAGTCGTCAATTTTGAGAACGGCGTGCTCCAGGTTGTCTATTTTCTTCTCGTTTCGGGTCATCCATCGCGAGATTGCCCGGTAGATCAGGAATAGTGCGGCGGAGTTTATGCAAACAAAAACGATGCTGATTATTAAGTCTGCGGTATTCATAATTAAAATTTGTTGTTCCCGTGCATGCGCGGACGGGTGCGGTTATACTTCATTTTTTGTTCGATGTGCCAGAGGAGGTCGAATCCTTTGATTTTGGACATAATAAATACTTCTTGTAATATGTCTACAAAGAAATGAAGAGTGGTAATATGACACACATTATACGATGCGATAAATCTTGTCAGATTGTAGCACCACTCTGTAAAAGTATTCTGGCTTTTATCTTTGTATGTCTCTTCCTTTATCTCAAGCGGGAATTTTACCCCTAAGAAACTAACTCCCAGCAAACCTGCCAGGTCAAGCATACGGATGCAGACATCAGAAAGTTCGTCTTCCACACTATCTTTTATATACGCTTCAAAATCTTCCTGAAATCTTCTTACTCGGGTTTCTTCGCTAAATGGGATATTATTCCCTTGCCATTCATTAAACTTTGCCACATCGGACCGTTTACCTTTTCTTTCGGCCTGCACAGCTTCCATCAGCTCGCTAATGACCAGACAAAGGAAATGCTCGGTACTTAAATCCTCGTCGTGCCAGCCGTGTTCTACGGCGTTCTGGTAGGCTTCATCTCTCAGTTTGTTCAGGTTTATCGATTCAATTGTTTCCATCTATTACGCCTCCTTTCTTTAGTTTTCTTGCTTCTTTTTCATTTCTATAATACAGCGTGATAACACATGGCCGGCCATTCTTTTCGGCCACAGCCTGCACCTCGTATTTATTGGTACGTGCCCGGTAAAGTACGCTCACTATTCGCTTGATTGTGGTTGGCATAGGCTATTCTCTCCGTTAATTATTTTAATTGCTTCCTCTAAAGTAATTTTACCAAAAATGTAATCCATTCTTACTTCTTTTAATTTCTCCTCTAATGTCTTTTCATAGGTTATACATTTATTTTTTTCTATATCTGTTACCTCCCAGATATTTCTCTGGCTTTATGCAATAAGTAATTCTCCGATTCTAACCGTTGAAGTTCTGTTTCTTTATCGGAAAGGAACTTTTCTTCCACCATCCGGATGGCAGAAATCGCATCCTTCCAGGGTGACGTATACTGTATTGTCTTCGCGTCTGTGCAGCCGGCCTTGGTCATCCGTGAAATCTCCACTGGGGAGAAGGTAAAGATTTTCTCTCTCCCATCTTACCCGGCTTCTGCACCATACTTTCATGCGTCCATTTTACTCTTTCACTATTAGTTCTACTTCTCCTACAGCCATTTATCCAAACCTTTTATTAATCGACCAGAGTTATGATCTATAAAGGCCTTTATACTCGGTTCTTCATGAGTAGGAATATTAATACTATCACCTAATCGTTTTTCTAATTCTTCGTCAGAAATAAATGTTTCTCTTTTAACTTTAGCACGAGCAGTTTTCCGATTTTTCTTTATAACGAAAGAATCCATCGACACCTCATTTTCACCTGAAAAACATTTAGAAAGCGATATAGTTACTAATTCTGTTTCTCCTTCCATAAACTTTACTTTTTAAACTTCCAATCATTGCATAAATAATGGCTGTACGCCGTGTCAGAATAGAGCCTGCATTCACCCGCGTCTGAATCCTCCGATGGAAGAAAATGAAGGCACGTGAGGCATTCTCGCTCTTCCTTTTTGTAGTCCTTACACCCGGGACGGAAGAAACCTGTATCTTCCCCATTGTATCCATTCCCTACCCTGAACCTGAGAGGACGGACAAACTCGCAAAGCTGATTGTTTGGCTTTTGCTTCTCCCCTTCTTTCAGCGGGCGGAAATGGATGCAGTCGTCGCAGAAATTCACGGTGCGTAGTTTTTCTTCCCTCGCAATGGGTTTCTTCCGGTTGATCCAGTTGCTTGTGTCGTTCAACGGGCAGGCTCCGCAGTAGTAATCGTCTTTGTAGTAAAGACAATATCCTTCGCAGAACACTCCTTTGATTTCTTTCAGCAGACTGGCCTTTATCTTTTCGACGTTAGCATTTGGCATGATTCTATCAGGTATTTGTCTATTTCAAACCGGAGATAAAAAAATACGGTCCAACCCAAACGGTTTATATGCTCGAAGTATTTTACATCCTGGAATCCTTTTATATTCAGGTATCTTTTGAATATCTTGAATCCAGCTGACATTTCCTTGTATTCTATATTATAGTCATCCGGGCGCCATGGTGCGCACTGACTGAGTAACATCTCCCTATCTTCTTTGGGACATTTCTTTATCTCTCTTATGGCTCCTTCCAGCAGGCGTTTTGCCACGATGTTGGTCTTTTTAATGCGAATAGATTTGAAATCTTCTGGTATGAATATCATGGTTCTTCCTCCTTTTTGCTGAAATGTTCAATAAGTTCCTGGACGGTGGCTTTGTGACTTTTGTAAAACCAAGCAGACTGACAACTCATTCTTGTAGAAGGTTCGTTTCTTACTTCTTCAATGTTGTTATCATAACATTTAAACCAATGATTTTCATTTGGATAAACAAACCACTGATTTTCATCAGAATCATCTTGAAGTGCAGCCAATGCAAGAAACAGTTCTTCGTTAGTACCGCAGTCAATGTCGTTCGGATGAAGATGCTGAAATCCATCTTGCACGGAAATATACATTCCGTAATTAGCCGCCAACCATTCTCCCTTAAAATCGTCAAGAGTATTGGCTCTTTGCCCCAGTTCCTGAAGCTTTTTCCGCAGTTCCGGTGTATTCTTCCGGATAAAACAAGGTTGTGTAAACATAAGCTGATTCTTATAAGTAAGTTAATGACTCTTTTATTCCGTCGTTCAAAGCTTTCTTGAATGTGTCGGTATATCCGTCCATCTGCGATATGAGAGACAGATCCTCCATGTCGTACAGGCGGTAGTACCAGCCGTGTTTGTTGAGCTCGACAACGATATGAATCTTCCCTTTTTGCGGACCCATTTTTGAGCGGCGTATAGCGTGGGAGCCAGGTATTCGTACTGGGACCCGTTCCCACCCCTTATCAGGTCGCCAAATTTTCTTGAGGTGAATAACAATACAACCAGTTTTGATATGCCAGTTTCAGCCGATATGTAAACGGCCCGGCAGTTTTCTCTATATCCTTTGTCCTGAAGAAGCTTTGCTACTTCAAAAGTGACAAAGTTTTCATTTTTCATATTTCGTTCTGTTGACATGGCGCTATGCTTTTAATGGTTTTAAAAAGTTTATTGCAAATCCTAAATCTAATCCTCTATCGTGGTAGAATTTCAATACTTCATCGTGGCTGTGCCGTGTATAGAAACCTATATTGACGAGGATATTGAATATCTCCAAAGCCGTATATTTCCGGTAATCTTCAATGGTAAAGTAAGTATTTGGAGAGTATTTGGAGCCACCGGAAAACTTAAAGTGAAGGCTACCTTCATGCTCCTGTACCTGAACTACCGGCCAACAGTAGCTGTCCTTAAATTTAGGAATATCCTTCCATTTAAGTTTTGACTTCCGGCTTTCGTGGATTCTAATTTTATTTTCCAAGACAAGTTATATTAAAATTGTTACCATTTGAACAATAACTGCACATTGATGTGAACGGAGAATAAACCCTTCCGCACTTTGGACATATCCAACCTTGCCGTCCAAATATCCCCGAATTTAATTTTGTTGAATTTTCATTTTCCTTCCTTGCCATTTCTACAGCTTTTAAGGCAGTTTCTTCCGATACAATGTAACAAAGTTGTCCTCCAGGATAATCTTCACGTCTTTTTGATTTTATGTATTCTTCCGGTGTCATAATTATTGTATATTAAGTAAAACCCATATCAAACGGACAAACGTAATAAACGTGATAACCACTATAAAAATAGCCGGAATCAGCATTTTCTTCCACAACATATCTGCTTTATGGCATCGTTCGTTGATATAATTGATTTTTGACATGTGCTCACCAAACTGAAGCTCCATCATGTGACGTGCCCAGCCAGTAAGCATCTTATCAAATCTTTGTCTGGCTTCTTCTTTGATTGTGAACTTCCCTGAAGGGTTTAGCAGGTATGAATCTGTCCTGAACTCAAATTCTTCTGAATCCAGAATGTCACGTCCACCGTTGCTCCGTATCTCCATGGAGACTTTAAGCCATGGAATTGCTTTTGTTTCCCACATTTCGAGGGCACGTTTCTCTATCTCTTCTGCGTTGGCGTTGGCCAGCTCTTTCAACTTTTCGTACTCGTCTTTCTGAACGAAGACGACTGCTTTCTTATCGTCGATATACATAGTTCCTGGTTTTAGATTATTCTTTACTTTCCTGACTTTCTTCGATCATCCTTTCCACTTCCTGAATGTCGCAGGTGAATTTGTTATAAAAACCATCATACTGGGAACATTCTTCGTCGACATACTCTATCCATGCCGTTTTGGTCTCAAGGTTGATAATTATCATCGGCCTTTTGCAGGAATCATCTTTCCCTAGCACTCTGTTTTTCAGCTGCTGAATGTCGAAGTCGCAAAATATACGATGTAACTCCCCGTTATAATAATCGAATATCGGACCGGTGTAGATAATGTTTTTCGTTTTCATACCTGGGTATTTAAGTTCAACCATTGGTTTATGGTATAATATCGGCCGTTTTATTTCGCTCCATGCGATTGGCCTTACATTGTAGGCCCATGTGCCGTCTGACATGATGAAGGAATTGGTGTATCTTCCGTCTTCCAGCATGACGTTCACGCATTGTCCTTTCAGAGGGAGTGAAGCTTGTACGCTTTTCCATTGATAGAAGTATGACGCATCCCATGAAGTCCACATTGCTTTTATTATATCGTCAATGGAGAAGTGTATATTTTCTTTGTTCCCTAAGTCCCTAATACGGTCGTTAAACAGCTGCGTGGCGCATTGGTGTATATATTCTTCCTTATCCATGGTTTACTTCAATTAGTTTAGGTTTCGGGAACCAGTAGTCACATTCATAACCTCCGTAGTCCTCAAAATGAAAATCGGGAGAAGTGGCTACTTTGTATTTCCCGTCTTCCTGGTAGATGTATCCGCTTACGAATGCTCCGTTTGACACCATACGGCAGACAACCTCCTCGTTCGGGTCAGGTTGCCGTTCTTTTACGTTTGTCAAAAGGCCGCCGAGCATGGCATCCCATCCAGAATAGAAACCCGCAAAATATTCATCAGCATTGCAGTTTTCATCACATTCAGATGCTCCACTATTCCCATCGCAATACATACATTTTTCTACAAAACGGCATCCGTATTTCTTCGTTTTACAAAGGAAAAAGGCTTGTATGCTTTCTCTTGCTTTTTCTTCTTTCTTATTCATGGCTTACTTCAATTCTATATGTAATTCCTTATCTATCATCTTTGCGAGCTCTGGTATGCTCTTGTTTTGCCATTCCACGCATATATCATCTATTTCATCGTCATAGTGATTGTCGTGAACGTATTCGTTTATCCAGGTAGCAAAATCATCTTCTGATATGCCTTCTTCATCATAGTCATCTATTTCGGATGCTATATTCAGACAGTGCAAATGCGATTTCCAGGTGTAAACTGTGCCGTCAAATTCCAAGGTGGCATTGTCGTACTTTTCTCCTTTCTCTATTATCCCTCCGCAGAAATTACACTTGTGCTGTTTTCTTGCTATGGGGTTTCTTCTGTTTATTTCTTTTGGCATAAGTTATTCGTTTTTAGTTAAACATGCTCCTTTTAGAGCGGCTTCTATTGCTTCTTCTATATTGTTGAAGTCGTCGTAATAGTCCACATCATATATCCCGTCATCACCCATTACGCTCAGGTAGAAGCGGGTTTTACCGGGCTCCTTTGCTTTACCATAACCTTGATTTGATGTTATGTAAAACTCACGCTTTTTGTAGTGAGCCAGGAATGTGGCCCTGGTGTATTCACGTATTTCCGATTTCCGGAATATGCAGCCTGCTATTTTCATACCCTGCTATTTTACAGATACTACATTCGGGTAAAATTCTACAAAAGGAATTTCAACCCCCATGGTGCGAAATGTATAAGTACTGTCTATCTTAATTCTTCCCAGCAGCTCCGGATGTGCAAGGAAACCATGTATGCTGAGTCTCATGGTTTTGTTCTTTCGGTATTTTCATAAAACACATCCAGATAGTCGTACCGTTATTCTTCGTAGTATGACCAAACAAAGGTTTGTAATCCGTAATAGCATTGATTACTTCCTTTACTTTTATCTGGTCCTGATTCCACTTGAAGATAAGTACACCGTAATCATCCAGCACTCGCATACATTCATGTATGGAGTCATTAATAAAGCTTTTCCAGTCTTTTGGAAGTTTCCCATACTTTTTGGCCAACCAACTGTTTTCACCGGCTCTTACCAAATGTGGAGGGTCAAACACAACCAACTTAAATGTATTATCAGCAAATGAAAGGTTTGTGGAATCCTCAATTTTATCAGGTTTCACAGAAATTTTCCGCCCATCACAAAGTGTGTCTTCAAAATCGCGTATGTCAGTAAATAAAGCAAGCGGATTCTCTTTGTCGAACCAGAACATTCGGCTTCCACAACATACATCAAGTATTGGTTTATTTTGCTTTTCCATCCTTCTTCAGTTTCTTCACTTCCTTAAACATCAGCAATGATTCTTCCATGATTATAGGAACTTCCATTATTGCCACTCCTCCTTTCCTAACCTCTTACTCTCCTCTTTCAAAGCCTGAATCTTCGCAAAAAGTCCGTTTGTTTTAGTTTTCTTTTCTTTGGATGTAATTTTCTTGTACGCCATACCGATGGCAATCATTGAAATACCCGTTTTTATCTGCTGGATGTCGCCATCCATGGTTTCTAAATCTTGAAGCGTATCTTCATTGATAACCACATTGTCGAGCTCATTCATAGCTTCTTCAGCGTCCTTCATACTGATTCCTGAAACAAGCATCACAGCTTTGATAAAATCCTTTTCTACTTCAAAAGTGATACTCACTTTTTCACTCTGATTGTTTCCCATATCTCCCACTATTTTAAATTCCTTCATAAATCGGCATCGGAACAGAAGTGTCCACAAACAAATGCCCTACAAACGAACCGTTGAAAAGTATAAAAGTCCCTATATACATCATGTAAGGCTCAAGGTTTATCTCTTCACCGGTCATTACCATACGGAACTTTACTCCCCGCTTTGGCTTTGATTCATCTTCCAATGCCCAGATATATACTTTCTCATTTACTACATCGAGTTTCAGCAGATTGCTTCCCTCGTGAAGCGGAAGCTTGAACTCTGACGCTGCCGGGATTTCATGTTTTAAGATTCTTGCCATATTCTTTTCTTTTTAAGGTTATTAATCATCCATTTCCAAACGTTTTTTCTCCTGCCATTCTTCGTCGGACTCCGGACAGGAAAGTATCTCCTTGGAATCTTTGGGTTCCTCACCCAGCTTGTAAAAAAAGCACACTCGGGTAGATTTCCGGGTGCGTTCCTCACGACGGATCGTGTCGTTCAAAAACTCCTGTTCCCAGGCATAGTGACGGGGGTATTTAGAGCCTTTGTCCGAGCGGTAGACGATGGAAGGGTTCATGGTGTACTGCATATTGAAGCAGTAAGCCTGCATCTTCTCTATCATTTCGTTCTTCACGGATTTCACGCTCTGCATTGTCACCGCATCGCCCCGGTGTTCCAGGTAGCTGATGGCCATTTCACTGATGGACACCGGCCTTTTCCAGTGCCACTGGTTTGCAAAGAAATGGTTGGCCCAGTCAATGAATACCTGGTCCTTGATGGCGGAGTAAAGGATTCGCATCTGTCCGTCCTGCGACATGGGAGGTATAAGGCTTTCCTGCAGGCCGAGGTAGAACTGACAGCTCTGGAGCATCATGTACACCGCTTCATCGCGTTCTTCTTCGGTGGCTTCCAGAAAGATGTCTTTCCCGAATTTGGTCTGCGGCGTGCGTTTCTTGAACTGGCCGGCGTAGTCCTCGTCGTGATAGTAATCGCTCTGCATGGCCAGGAAAATACGGCGTGAGGTGCTTCCTTCGGTCATATCGAACGGCATCTTGTTCATGGTAATGAATATCTTCGGGGTAGCTTCTCGCGGCAGTGTCATTTCATCGTGATACAGGGTCTTTACCGTGATATTGTCCGTAATGTTGTAGAACTCGCTGCCCATCATGTCGGGACGAAGGTCGTCTATCAGACACATGCTGTCTACGGTATAATGGAACTTGTCGAAGTTCTTGGCCATGTTCTCTTTCTTCTTCAAGGTCTGACCGGGGATGTAGCACACCTTCCGCACCAGTTCGAAGAAAGAACGGAAGAAACTTTTTCCGGTACCTCCGCTGTTCTTTCCTTCGTCGGCCACGGTGTACTCCGTCACGACTCCCATCTTCTGCATGGTACCTGTACGGTAGCGCGAAAGCATGTAACCCATCAGGGCAACCTTGCAAATGAAGTGCATGTCCTGGCGCTGCTTTTCCAGCTCGGTAAGCGGATAGCCTTCGGCTTCCTTTCGCCAGTGTATGCGGCTGGTGTCGTACAGCCATTGCACGCAGACAGGCATCTGGTCAATGTCTTTTGGCATTTTCAGCAAAAAGCGGTACAAACGCTGGTAGGCGATGAACTCTGCATCCTCACGGCGGCGCTCGTTCTCGTTCATCCGCTTGTCGGCCATTCGCTGATCGTTCAGCTCCTTACGTGCGGCATATTCCGGATTCTCCTCGATAGTGAACAGAGGGGACTTGAGCGGATGGTAGTCAGCGTCGATAATGGCCTTTCGGTTTACATGGAAAGGAAGGTCCACGTAGTCCACCGGCTCAATGCTGTCGGCCGTCACCTTCACGGCGCAGTTGCGGAAGAAGAAATAATCGAAATCTTTTCCCCACGACATGAAGTTCAGGTCTACTTTCTTGATTCCGGACATGGTGTCGCGTCCGATTTTCTTCTGGGTACTGATGGCGTTACTCAGTTCCTCGGAGTAATACTGTGAGTTGTATATCAGGAAGTCTTTCATGATTTCCTTGGCTTCGCTCAGTGCCTGGCTCTCTTCCACCACATCGACAATGTTGTTGCTGATGTGCACAAACTTGGTCGTATCCGCTTCGTCGGTGTACTTGTAGAATCCGTTGGCAGAAAGGAACTGGGCCATATTGTCGAAGTTCAGGGTATATTTCCGGACCACTACCTTGCTTTCGTCCTCCTGCTTTTTGGTCTGGTACTGCACGTCCCAGAACCGCATACGGCGGGCGGTCTTGAGCAGGTCGTCGAAGTAGCGGTTTACGTTGGTGTGCATGAGCTTTTCATTGCGGCGCATCACTGCCGGGTAGAAGTTGAAGAACTCTTCGGCATCCTTGCAGGATTTCCCGCTGCGGGGATTGTACTGGGTGGAGAGGTCTTCGGGCAGGTAGAGCACTTTCAGCTCCACGTGTTTCAGGGCCAGCCGGTTCATGGCGCGGATTCCGGTGCGGTCAATGTCATACATCACAAACACTTCCATGGAGATGTTCAGCAGGCGACGGATGGTTTCCGACGAAATCTCCACACTCTCGGAGTGGGGAAACACCACATGAGCGTCGCTATGGAAGTACACATTGATGGCATCGCGCGGACCGGAACAGATTACGATACGGCGGAACACGTCGGCAAAAGCGCGGGTGCGCCGTCCCTGCTCGTCCACACGGGTTTTGTCTATGTTGATAATGGGATGTCCTTCCTTGTCGGAGGTTTCCACACGTCCGGTCTGCATGGCACGCATCACGTCTGCATCGCCGTAGATTTCCTTGTGGAATCCTTCCGGACGGCTTCCTCCCTGGTACCACCAGGTAAACTTGTAGTTGGGCTGGCGGCGGCCGTCCGCATCGGTTGTCTCGCGGAAATAGGGCTCGTATTTCCGTGCCCACCAGCCGTTCTCGTCTTCGTAGCGGAAAAGGAATACCGGATAAGAAGGTGTGGACTTCACTTCGTAGCTGGTCAGAACGCCGTCGGCATCGGCCTTTTCGGGCGTAACGTAGCTTTCCAGCGGATAGAGGTTGAAAATGGTGCTTAGCTGGGTGCTGTCGAAGGGAGCGGGCATGTCGCCACGGTAAAAATCGGGATTGAACGAACAGCGCAACAGGTTGTTTCCGTCAGCATCGGTCACGGCTGTCTGCTCGGGGCCTTCGCTTGTGTTTTTCCCGGCGCGGAACACGGGGAGCACCTGGCAGCCCAGCGCACGGAGCTCAGCGGGTGTAAACTCGCCCTTACGGATGCGGAAATCCACTTCCGGCTGCGGGGCGGTCTTGCGTGCCCGGTGGAGGAATCCGTTCTTGTAATCTCCTTCAATAATCAGGTTGAAGTCTTTGGCCAGCCGGTTCACCGCGTCCGGAAAGTCGTGTTTCTCTCCTGCGCGTTCCAGAAGGCGCTGCTGCAGCATGATGGCCCCTACCCCTTTGCTACGGTTCTGCTCGCCGCATACGAAGCAATTGAAGGCGGCATAGCGTTCTCCCTTTGGCGGGAACTTGCTCACACAGAAACTTCCGTTCTTCTCGTCGTGAAACGGGCAGCGGTAGAATACGCTGCGTGCGGTCTGCGATGCGGGAAGGTATCCGTTGTTGCGCATCACGTCGGGAAGCGGGAGCGCATTGAGTTTATCAACTGTCTTGTCAGAAATCATTTCAGGGAATTTTAAAAGAGGAATGTCACCTCGTAGTTCATGCTTTCCATTTTTGCTTGTATCATTTCTTTCAGGCTATCTGGCAGGCACATCATAGGGTCTGGCTCATGCAGGTAAATCGTATTTTCCTGCACGCTTCCTGTGGAAGAATATCCGTCGTACACCAGCTCGTTCATGAGCTTCTGCATGCACGACTTCGACAGGTTGCCGCAAGCTATGCTCACGCTACCTTCCGGATAGCCTATCGCTATTTCCGTGTAACGCACATGGAAACGCTGTTCATATACTGCTCTGCTTCGTTTCATACCAGCCGCTTTCCTTTTAGCGTTAACATAAGCTCAGGACGTGTAGCCACACCCAACTTCGCAAAAATACGTTTCCGCATGTTGTCTATATTGGAATAGCTGCATCCCATTTCGTCGGCAATCTCTTCGTAGGTGAGCGAAGTATTTACCAGCATGTTCGCCACAGCAGCCTGAGTGGGAGTCAGTCCGCACTCGTACACCGGATTGCAGCACACCTCCTTTTTATCCTTGAAGGCGGGGTTGAATCCGTTGAACGGACAGTTATATCGCATAGGGCAGTGCGTGTTCTCGGTATTGAAGTCTTCCGGACCTTCATGGTCGGGAATATCGTCCTCGCGTCCGAAACAACAGTTCAGGCTTACCAGCGCAAGCTCTGACAGATAGCGGCTGCGAAGGTTCCGTATGGTCTTATAAGAACGTCCAAGTCGCATCTGCAGAAGCTGGTCGGCTGCCACCAGGTGTGAGGGATAGTTTTTCTTCATCTCGTCGAGGTATTCCTCTACGAAGTCAATTCCCGTCTTTCCGTCGTTCTTTACCGTGATTTCCTCTCCGTCTTCAAAAACAATTCTTGAGAATCCGTCCTGAATGCGTGTGTGCGCTTCCCATTGTCTTTCCAGCATGTATCCCATCACATTTCCTCCATTTGTTTCTTGTACTCCTTATAAATAGATTCCAGCCCGCGAAGCTCTACTTCCGTGAAATCGAAGTTACGGAAATGCGCACGCAGCGCATGTTCGCCCATACCTCGTTCTTTCATGAACTCGATAAATTCTCCCTTCTTTCTCACACTGGAAAAGAAGTCTTTCAGTTCACCTTCGTAGTCAGGATCAAAATCTCTCAGGCATTTTTCCACGCCTTCCGCCTCCCACCGGCGCACGCGATTCAACCTGATCTTCTGGTACGCCGTGCTCATGCTCATTCCGTAATGTTCCACCAGGTAACGGCTAAATCCCAGCCGCATGGGGCTCAACTTTTTTTCGGATAATGCTTCAATGATGCTCATTTTCATACTTCTGATATATATTGTCGTTTCTCGCTTTTGCGGTTTCGGTTTAAAATTGTTATTTTTACCATACAAAGTAACAATTTTAATTTGACAATCGCATTATAATTGTTACAGAAATAACAATTTTAAACTGAATTTTTTATGTACTATTTCAATTCTTTCCTGTTCAATAATCTTCCGAAACTCTTCGGCCTGAGCGAAAAAGGCGTGTCGGAGAAGGTTTACGGAAAAGTATATATGTATAAAAGAAAGATTGATAATCAAGATAATATACTCGTGCAAGACATCGTAATGGTGTGCAACACATTCCACATAAGCCTGTCAAACTTTATTATGTCGGCTCCTCCGGAAAACTTACTCGGAAATCGCTTTAAATATGTCATACCGGATGAAGATTTTAAAGAGGTAAGATTCATTCCCGAAAACTTGCGGTTCCTTTACGGTCCGCAGGGACTTACTAATATACCTTCACTTGCTGAATTTTCGCGTCAGAGCGGAATATCAGTCACCAGCATCGTTAGATGGCAGAATCCGAAGATAGGCGGGTGCACGGTTAACTGGCTTATCGGGGTATGCAACCGTTTCGGAATCGACATAGACGTATTCATGGAAGATAAAAACGAAAATCTTCAAAAGTATGAAGCCACAGAAATAGGTATTTCTCCACGAGTATGGCAGGAAATCTCAGATTTAAAAGAAACTATCAGAGAATACAGACAAGAAAGGACCTCTCTTTTGGAAGAAAATCGTAAATTAAAAATACGAATTAAAGAAGCGGAACTTTTATCAGAAGAAAACGCGGAATATATATATGCAGGTAATAAAATAAGAGAATGGAAAGCCAACTGGAATCTCCTTGAAAACTTTCATATCGTTGTGGGAGTAGCAAGACAAAAAGTAATTCAGGTTGCTGGTATGCAATACTTTAGCGAGCTGTTTATAGAAGGTAACATGCAGATTACCTCACTGATAAAACTATGCAATAAATACCACATCAGCACAAGGCACATATTTTATCGGGACAACGGGATTGAACCAAAGATAAACGTGTACGACTATTACCGGTCGGAAAATTGGAAAACAATAGTATTCCACCCTGAATATATAAATGATTTCTTTGGGAAAGATAGTGTGACGGGGAAAAACCGTTCGGAACTAATTAAAACAATGGATCTTAGCGAATGGAAAATACGCTCTTGGAGGAAAGAAAAAAGCACCATGCGCATAAAAGACATGCTTGATATATGTAATAGACTTGAAGTGACACCTTACTGCCTGATTACAGACTTAAACCGTATGGACCTTTCCAGCGGGATGACCAGTGCGGAAATCCTGCTGGAAGAGAACCGTATGCTCCGCCAGCAGGTTATCCGGTTGAAAGAAAAACTACAGAAGAAAAACGGAGAAGGATTCCTTCCGTTAGACGAATGAGTTCAGTGTACTTCCTGAGAATCCATACCTCACGCTGAAATTCACGGACAGCATACCTGGTTTAGCTCGGTCATAAAGTTCGTTCGTCTCTTCTGGTATGATGGTGACGGGTATGTATGTACCGTTATCGTACATCCATGCCTTTCGTGTCACCACAAATTCCGTAAGCCACCACTCGGCCCACTCCCTGTTCACAAATCCGCTGCTCATGGAAAAAGTTCCTGAAGGTGCCTGTGCATAGCTGGCTGTGCGCGTGGTAGCACGGTAGGAAATGTCAGCAGGAAGCGTGTAGAGCTCACTCTGTATGTCATATTCCAGCGCATCGCGCGTAAAAGCGACTACACTTTCCATCAGCCCGAATCCGTTCAGGAATATGAAGTGACGCATGAGCGGGTTTGTCTTTACCGCATAGCGCTTCTTCCCGGTTTCAAATCCGGTGTTCACTGTAAGCTCACCTTCTTTCAGGAGGAACGTACTTATGACAAGCGAATCTGGAACCAGCGCACCGCGAGTATAATCGGAATATTCTTTCGATTCTTCTCCCTGCACTACGCTGTAGGTAATGGTATCCGATCGGGTACTTACCGCAGGAATACACAGTATCCATCCCAATGGGACAATATCTCCCTCCGGTTTACGGCTCAAGATACGTCCTTCACCTAAAATCTCTGTGGTATCTACATTGGATGTGGTAAGACGTTCAAACTCCGTGAGCCTTCCGGGTATGGCATTGTACTGCTCGGAAGTGGTTTCACCTTCTTCTATCTCTACCATCCCGTCAAGATACGATTCCTTGTAGGTAATGGTGTATCGTGCAGCATATATCATCTGTGAAAGGGTCTGCGTTCCGTTCACATCAAACGTCATCTTTCGTGACAGCGCAGTTTTTATGGTTTCTCCAATATTGAAAACGGCTATCCCGTCAGATCCTACCTCAAATGAGTAACTTTCTGAATAAGGGAACTCTTCAGATCCGGCAAATGCGGTGGCATTGACCGTAATCTTTATGCGGAGAAAAGTTTTTCCGCTCAGCGTGGTTTTTGCCTTAACCACTATGGGGTCGCCTGCAAATGCTATCTGTGGCGGCTGCTGTAATACCTGTATTGCCATGTTTTATTTCTTCATTAAATGGTATATAGTTCGATTGTCACCTCCGTAATCCCGCTACGGTCAATGCTGTAGGATAACTTATTGATGAATCCCACATAGTTACCTATCTGGTAGCGCTTGAGCATATCCAGTCCTGCAATCTGCGATATGGTCATTCTTACTGTCAGTATCACGGTCTTCCGGTTGTAAAGGAAGTAAAGATACTCCGAAAGGAATTTTGACACCAGCCCACGGTCCTGGTATGCCTGAGAAGCGGGATACTTGTCTTTCCCGGCCACCAGCTTGAGCGAGAATCGTCCGGACTGGTCTACTCCACCCTGCTCAGTGCCGTTGTAATCAAAGAACCGTCCAAAGTTATCGCAGCTGTCGGCTGTAAAAGCACTGTTGGCTACCGTCTGCACCCACGAATCGTTCCCCTCGCCGTCGTAGTTTTCGGTGTAGTCTATCCCTGATTCGCTACCGGGTCCTCGCATGATTCCAAGACAATAGCCGGCATCGTAAGTACGCATAGGTGATTCTTCTGCCGATTCTGTGTCATAGTTTTCATCAGAAAGATAACTCAGCGTTATCTCATGCTTGTATCGAAGCATTTTTGAATAATCCAAGAATCCTGTTATAAATGGTATAAGGCTTTTTTCTACCTTTCTTTCCGACAAAAGTTCCTGATCGGCAAATACTGCGAGAATCTGTTCGCCCTGTTTGCCTGAAAATGCTTCCTCAACAACAGTTGATCCGTTAACGTCATTAATCATTACAGGAGAAAAATTAATGGATATTTCATCCTCATCTTCTTCTGTTGAAGTCCCACCAATTAAATAATCCCTAAATCCTCCGACTTCAAACAAAGAAGGATTACCACCCGTATTCTTATCTACTTTAATGCGATATGAGTTTCCAGTAAGTTTATCCTGATAGCATGTGGTGTCATTGGAAGCCTGACCCTGTTGAAGAATTTCCAAATAATTATTCTTTTCCTTCACATTAGAATAATTATCGTAATTGAATGTGGTATCATCTTCCTGCCCGTATGTAAGACGTATGGTCTTTTCTTTTGATTTTTTCAACTGCATTCCCACTATTTCCACATCAAGAATGGATATTTCATTCGATTTCAAAATATCTTTTATATATATGACATCCATCGTATTTTTTGCACTGTCGTACAAGAATCTCACACCAAAAGCGTTCTGAAGATCATCTATCAAATCTTCCATTGATACATCAGGAATATTCTCATTTGTAGCATATACGTTTCTTGCTTTGTAAGAGAAATTCTGAGTTAGGAATGTCGCAATTGTTCTGTATGAATTAAGGCCTGGAATTTTCTGATACTTTAAATCATAGTGAAGGGAGAATGAAGAGCCCATAAAGTTATTCATCATAATATCATTCCAAGAAACAGAAAACTCCTCACCTTTTGCTTCTGTATGACACTGAGTGCTAAAAAAGGCAAGTCTGCACATATCTTCCATGGTAGATAAATCATTCTTTTGAACTGCAATATTCAGATACTTGAAAAAGCAGTCAAGAATATACATTACATAAAAGCATACTCCACTGTAAGGCCTTCTCGGCTCTAAAATATTATAATTGCCTGCGTCGTTTGGAGTACAAACACGCGCATTGCAGTAGGGTTTTATTGGATACGGGTCTGATTCATTGCTTTCCGTATAATTCATAATCCCATCTCCTAGGTATATAGTTATAAACATATTATTGTTCTGATTCTGATACGTTACACCAGCAGACTCTACCCTATACCCCAGTTTTATCTCCCTGTCGAGCGGAATGTCCTTTGCATTCATTCCCTCTATACGGTCCATGAAATCACTGTTACCGGAAATGAATGTGACGGGAAGTGTATCTTCAAACTCCACTTCATCGTCTGTTTCTATCACACCACTGTATATCATTATGCCGTCCACCCAAAGCTCTGCGGGCATACGGTCAATGTCCTTCAGGTTAATGTCTCCCCAAGGATCGGCAATGTTCTTGAAAATTTCGCGGTTGGGTTCCAGCGGAATTTCGAAAGGGAACGAGAATGTTCCCTGGTCATTGAAAAGTGGGTTCGACTGCTCCAGTGTAATGGAAAAATCTTCCGACAGCTTTACCCACTGGCTGTTAATCTTTATCTGTAGTCCTTTCATCGTGTCATTATTTTATCAGTCCGCGTTTGGTCATAAAATTGCTGGCTTTGTTCAACTGGTTTACCGCACCCTTGCTCCCGTATGGGTCTACAGCGGCTCTAATCGGCTTGCTCAGACGCTCGTTCAGTGTGGAAAGCGCTTCGGCCACACTCCCAAGCATTTGTGTCATCTGCTCGTTCTGCATGGTCATATCCGTAGCTCCGGATGCAACCTGGGTAATCTGTGCCGGCATGAAAGGATAGTTTCCGCTGGCAAATGTAGGCATGGCGGCCGATTTAAGCTGCCCGTGCCGCGCAATGGTGAGAATGCTTTCATAGATGTGCGGATAGTTCAGAATAAGTTTCTGTGTGGTATCGCCGTCCACAATCATTTCAGGCTTCTTTTCAGAGAAAATACCAAAATGCGCACCTCCGCTGTACACTCCCGTTTTAAGCTCCTTCTGGTAGCGTGCGTTGTAAATCTGTCCGTCGTTTCCCAGTACCGGATAGTCACCCTCTGCGTAGGTAAGCATTCCGGCTGCTACACGGCCCTTGCTGCTGCTTACTCCGGTAGCAGCTGCCACATCCTGCTTTGCTTTGTTTAGCTTACCCATGGCAAGGCCCATCAGGGCGGAAAGTGCCGCACTGATAACTGCAATCAATGGGATACCCCACCATCCTAGGTCTCCGATTGTTTTTGCTGATCCCCTCGCAATACCAGAAGTTACATCTCCTGCAGTCTTTGCCCCTTCTACTGTCATATCAGTAATGGCCTGTGACCCATGAATAGCTGTAACAGTAGCACTTGTAGCCGCTTCCTGTGTTACTTCCTGGTCTCCAAGAGTCTTCTTCATCAACAACTCGGTTATTTTTTGCATAATCAAGTCTTTGGTGAGTTTCATCGCTGTTTGGAGCAACATTTTTGCAGCCTGCTTACGGTCGTCCACTTCGGCAAATGCAGCTTCTCCCATCTGTTCGCTAAAATCTACTACTGCATCGGTGTAGTTCTTTAGTGTGCTCAGTTTGCTCTCCGTGATTTCAAGTTCTTTTGATGCCTGTTCTTCTCTTGCTGCATTTAGTTCATCGAGTGCTTCCTTTTCGGCCATTCGGTAAGACTCCTCTGCTTCCTGCCGGGTAGCACCGGAAGCAATAGCCTGCTGTATCAGTTCTTCTTTACGGGCATAGAACTCTTCATAATACTGGCGGGCAGCTTCCAGGCGTATCCGCAAGGCTTCGAGCTCTGCATTATCCGTTTCGGAAGTACCAAGGAAGGAACTTTGTGTGGATGCCAGTCCAAGATTACCTGCAGCACCCATAAGTTCAGTTCGTTCGTCCGTACCTTTTATACGGTCTTCCCAAAGTTTCTGGTTTCCGCTGGTTTCCCACTGCACGTCTATCATTTCCTTGATGTCCTTTGCATACTTCTCGGCAGCGGCCTTTGAGTCCTGGTAGAAATCACGCAGCTTTTTCAGCATGAGCGACATCTGCTCCGGGCTCATGCTTTCGGCCCATACCGCGTCAATGTTGCTAAGATAAGTCCGCAACTGGTCTTCGTTCAGACTGTAAGCATCTTCCGACAGAGAAACAAGGGCATTAATTCTTTCCTTCACTGCACTCTCGTCAATCACTCCGCTAAATCCTAAACTCATACGGAACTCTTTCTCCGCATCGGTATTCAGCAGACGAAGCTTGTCAAGCGACTCCTCAAACTGGTTGACAAGGCTTTCAAATGGGTTGTATTTAAGCAGTTCCTTCTCGATAGTCTGACGGTATTTCACTGCCATGTTCTGTACTTCGAGCAGGTCTTTTTCAAGGTTCTTACGTAAGCCGTCGGTCTGACGTTCGCCCAGCTTCTTAATCAATGCAGCGGTAGATTCCAGGTTCTTACCTTCCATCCCGTATAAATTCTGATTGAAGGTGTTCTCCTCGCCCAACAGCTTTTTACGAAGCTCCACACGTGCCAGCAGATGTTCTTCCTCGGTCGCGTCAATCTGACGGTTCATCTCCTCAGTAGTTATCTGTTCATCGAGATATGCCTGACGGATAGCCTGCTGACGACGGAGGAAGTAAGCTTCGAGCGCAGACATGGCCGCACTGATTTCATCATTCATTTCCTTCTGCTCACCACGTGTGCCTGACTTACGTACTTTTAGCCAGTTACCGCTTGTGTCGCGTCCCCATTTCTCAGCCAGCACCTTGGCTACTTCTTCTTCCATCTTTTTCAGCGCCTCGTATTCTTCCTTGGCCGACTTGAATCCACGGGCAGCGAAGGTGTCTGCATAGTCCTTGTCCTCATTAATGCTCTTCATCATGGCCTCCAGCTTTTTGTAGGTAGCTACCAGCTTGTCCACTCCGGCTGTTTCAAGCGATACTCCCTGTCCCCATACAGACTCCAATCCGATGGCCTTGATACGTTTTTCCACCTGATCTATGTTGTACTGATATACACCTAACAGGCGGTTCTTCTCTTTCAGTTCCTTCAGTTCTGAATCGGTAAGATTCTCTCCCTTCCTACGCTTATCGTTCAATTCTTCCAGTCTGGATTCCTCGAGCTTATTCAGCATTATCCCTTTTTCTTTCCTTTCATTCAGCCTTTCAAGCTCTGCAGTTTCAAGCTCAGTCAATTTCTTTCCTTTCTCACGTTTTGCATTCAAATATTCAACATCTGAACGCAGACGTTGCACGTAGGTAGTCGCCTGCTGCAAATAGGTATTCAGTTCCGGTATGTCTGAAGAAGAAAGAATGTCCTGGTTGGACTTCCGGAGGTCTTGCAGCATAAGCTCTTCGGTCTTGCTCTCGGCAGCACGCTGCGTACTTTCAAGGAAAGTCTGAGTCTGCCCGGCTTCCTTCCGAATGTTTTTCAGGATGTTCATCAGTTTCAAAGCGTCGGAACTGAACGGGAGCTGCTTTATGTTCTTGTCATATTTCTCCATAAAGCCATCCAGCGCGTCGTACAGATTACCTCCTTCTTCCACTACCTTATTCATCCCGTCCATGATGAGGGCCATGGCATCGCCGGCGTTGGTCTCTCCCACATTCTGCATTTTGTTCAGCGAAGCAATAATCTTCGACTGAAGTTCCTGAATCTGGTCGGTGTATTTGTCGGCAATGTTTTCCATCATTTTGTCGCGCATCTTCAGCGCAAGCGTTTCACGAAGACGGGCATTAATCAGGCTGTAAATGTATTCCTGCTTCTCGGCATAGTTGTTTTCAGTGACCATAAATCCAAGGTATGCCCCATACTTGTCATTCAGCTGCTTAATCAGTGCCGCACGCTCTCCGTTCGATACATTTGCCTTGTCAATCGCATATTTCAGATTGGAAAGTTCAAATGTTTCCTTCTGTATGGCTGCTTCAAATCCAGCTTGTGCCTTTGTTGCCTCGTCTACTGATTTCTTGAAATAAGTAACAGCCGAAGTCAGCGCAGTAATGCCCAAAACAACCCATCCGATCGGATTCTTTCTCATGGCAAATGTAAGGGCCTGCCAGGCTATTTTGAATATATTCACAGATGCTGTTCCTGCTTTTACCATTTTCGTAAACAGCACAATGTTTGCACTAGCCTTCTGCACCGCCGAAGACGTGGCTATCATTACTCCCACCAGCACCTGAAGCGCAACTGCCATCAGACGTATGAAAGTCTCTCCGCGTTCAAACCGGTTGGGAATGCTCGAAATATAGCGAAGCACATCAGTTAGCCATTCCACAAATCCGCTGTTGATAAACGATTCCTTGATGGCGTTCCCCATACGCTGCATGATGGCCATGGCGTTTTCGTTCTTGATGTTGTATTCATCCGTCACGCTGGTAGCTTCCTTAAACGCACGGGAAGAAGTAAATACCTGTGCCTTCAGTTCGTCTACGCCGGAAGAAAGGGTAACGAGCACCTGCTTGATACGCTCGCCATCGCTACCGAGGTCTTTCATAATCGGAGCCAGCACATCCAGTCCGCCCATAGCATTCATTTTCTCGAATACCGCGATAATAGCTTCCATGGTCTTTCCCTGGTTGATAAGGCTCTTCAGGTAATCATCACTCAGTCCCACGGCCTGCGCTACTTCGGTCGTGTTGCTGGTGAGTGTAGAAATAAATGTGTTCAGAGCTGTACCACTCATTTCGGCATTCTGTCCGAGTGCGTCCACTGTACCTCCCAGTGCTATCAAGTTGGACATGGACAGTCCGGCTGCCTCCCCAATAGCACCGATACGAGTTACAATATCCACAATAGGGCCTGCAGAAGCGCGGCTAGTCTGTGAGATTTCGTTGATGGCAGATCCGGTGGCCAGCAATGCCTTTTCCACTCCAAGTTTTTGTGTTTCGCCCAGAATAGCGTTCACCTTCATCAGCTGGCGTACCGCTTCAGCTCCTCCCAAGTCTTCTCCCAATGCTACGAGCAACTGATTACCTGCCTTCACGAATCCCAACACATCTTCTTTGGCAGAAATACCTAACTTACCGGCTTCGTATGCCAGGTCGTGAAGTTCCTGCTGTGCGGTACGGGTGTCGATACTGTCAATTTCACGGCTTAGCTCTGCTACTGACTCAGTGGAAAGCCCGGTGGTCTTCTCGATGTCGGCCAGACTGTCACTCAACTGCAAGTTAGCCTGATACAACTGCTTGATACGTCCTACCACCTCATTGAATCCGGCATATACCAGCACATAACTTGTCAAACGCTTGATGGTAGCTACAATCTGGTTATCGTGTTCCTGCCAGCTTCGCTTCACTTCATTAATCTGCTCGTTTACCCGGCGCAGGTCCATTGATTTTTCGACATACTTCTTTGCGTCACGTCCGGTTTTCGAAAGTTCTTCCTGAAGCTGTGCAGCGGCCTTTTGTAAATCTTCAAGAGAAGCCGTTTTCAGAGAAAGAAGGACTTTATCAAGTTCCTTTGCGCTTAACACAGAATTTTTCTGTTTTTTCTCAATCGTGCTCAGCGCATCTTCAATTTTTTTCAAGCCTTTTGTATCGCTTACTTCAAGCTTCTTTTTATACTCTTCTAGCGATTTTTTCAGCTTCTCAAGGTCTTCGTATGTACCGTCGAACGTACCTTGACCAACCGTTTCAGCTTTATCAAGCGCATCTTTCAGTGAAGTAAATTCGGCAGATGATTGTTTCAGTTTCTCATTAAGTGAATTGATGGCCGACTCTACCTCCTTTACTCCCTCTATGTCGCTTGTCTTTAGCTGCTGCTTGTATTGTTCAAGCAACTTGATGGCTTCTTTTGTCTGGGCTATTGTGCCATCGAATGTGCCGGTCTGGACTTTCCCGAGTGTGGTTTGAGCACGCTGTGAGACACGACGAGTTTCTTCCGCTTCAACCTGAGCAAGCTGTTCACGGTATTTCTGAATTTCCTGCGTGTTTAGGCGAGTAGATGATATAAGTTCCTGTAAGCGCTGTTTGGCCATGCCAAGCGACTTGTCGCTCACATTGCCAATATCTCCGATGATGTCGGAAAACTCTACAAGGTTCCCTTTCCGGCGCTGTGCTTCATCGGCTATCTGTTTGATGTAATCGCGAACTGTATTGAGCGTTTTAAGGTCTTTCGGATTAACACCAAGCAACATATCCCTCAATCCTCTTTGGGCGTTATTCAAATTACGCAGAGTCTGTCCGGAAATATCTGTAAGGTATTTCTGTACAGTATTAACATTTCGTTCAGATTCAGTGATTGACTTCTGAAGTTGTTTCTGCTTCTTTAAAGCATCCTCATATATCTTTTTATTCTTGTAATTTACCGTATCAACGGACATTTCCATATTCCGCTGCGCCTCCTGGATTACCTTGTCAAGTTCTTCCCATTCCTTGCGCATCTCCTCGATTTTCTTGCGAGCCTGATCCGCACCTCCGATAAGCACGTCGATTCTAGCCAGTCTGGTACCTAAACTATTTGCCATGTCTTTGTGTTTGTTTTCCTCAAAGTTAGGCACCCGAAATGTGGAAATGAAGGACAAAAAAACGGTTTCCGTTAGTTCAACGGACACCGTTTTAAAACTATTCGCCAGCAACCTCTAAAGTGGTTTGCAGCAAACCTCTCGAGCGATATGCAGCAAACCTCTCAAGTGGTTTGCTGCATTTGTTTTGACAGGCCCTACAGGCTATTGTGGAGGGGGTGGTAAGTGGCGAAAGGGAAGAATGTACGTATATTACAATAATCCATTAACCATCACTTCCGCATACACCATCCCGAACGCTATCACCTCCGCCCAGAACAGCGGTTTGCACAACACGAAGCTGTACCATAAATTCCCATTCCAGACTTGTTTCAGGCGAACGCCGACATATAATATCCACGCTATCCATACAAGCAGCATCCACGGACAGGTAAGTGCTATCCATATCTGACTGTTCAGTGCCGCTATGACGGTAGCCGCAATATGTACTGGTCTGTCCATTCCGGCTTTGAAATTGGGTGCCGCACCCACGAACAGCAACGCTCCGCACATCAAAAATGCGGTGAACTGATAACTTTCGGGGGTAGCAGAGAGGAGGGCGGGCATGAGGAGGAGGGCGGTTGCGGTCATGGTGAAGCCGAACCACAGCTTATGCTCCAGCGAATAGTATGTGTCGCTTATGGAGTAAGGTATCTCCTTTGTTTTGTAAACCATCACCCCCACGTATGTGAGGATGACGGCCATTGATAAGATTATGAGTATCATTTTGTGTTCAGATTAAGTTTTTCAGGATATCCGGTTGTGTGGTCGTAGGCTTCCACTTCTTCCACGCTTTGCAGGGCTTCCACATTCGCCTTGTGTTGTGCCGTTACGTTGTAACACTGCAGGGCGTACAGTTCAAGAGCGGAGAGCATCTGTATAGCTGTGTCGCACTCGAGGGTGTAGCTTTTACCTCCGAACCAGAGTGTAGTGGTGAGCATGGAGGCTGCCTTCTGTATCTGGGTGGAGTTCATCAGTCCTACACGGGTGTTCTTGTCGAGCCAAACGGATTCGCCGTCGAGAGTGAAGCTGTTTACCGCGTCGCTCGTGTCGTAGCTGTCTATCTCGAATATCTTTGCGGCTTTTGCGGCTCCCAATTCGTCGGTGGGCGGCTCGCTTACTTCTTTGAACATTTCCTCCATGTCGGAAGGAAGGCGGTTGGCACGCTTGAAATAGATGTTTGTTCCGATACGATTTATGTACAGGCCTTCTGTACTGTAAATCTCTTTTTCTGTAAATTTGATCATAATGTCACGATTGAGATTGATGGTTTGTTTTTCAGTGCCGACTGGATTTCTTCGTCCTCGATGATTGAGGCATAGTCTTTTGCCGGAAGCGTGAGTGTGATAACGGAGTTGCTGTCTGTGCTCCCGATGAAGAACAGCAGTGCTTCGCGGTTTATGCCGGATTCTTCGGTTATCGTTCCCCACTCCTGGACTATGCAGGTTTCGTACTCACGGTTGATGAAGAAGTCTGCTTCTTCAGGCTTTTCCGTTTCGCAGTATGGCTTATAGCCTTGTGCGATAATTTCTTCTTCGGTAAGCTTGCCGCCTACTTCCTGTCCTTTTTCTACTTCTTTGACGAGTAGCTGGTCATTTTCGATTTTTGCGTACTTCATGTTATTAATGTTTTTAAACGTTGCTATCAATTGTCCGTTATGCTCGCATATATGCAGGCTCGCGGAGTTGTAGGGGGAGCCTCCTTTTCGGATAGTACCTTGTCGGCGGTCTGAATATGGAAGCATAGTCGTTCAGATTTAGATATGATGTCTTGTTGGGTTTGTACTTGTTTCTCAACGCACAGACGAACCTGCCGTTCTTGTTGCGGAAATACAGCCATTCGGAAAATGTTTCCAGGGTTTTCTTTGCTATGCGCTTTTTGATGTTGAAGGATGCTGTTCCTTTCATCAGGCCGAAATAGCTGTTTATGCTTTGCATGGCGTGTACGGCGTTGCTGTACGACGGCTTCCGGCTGTATTCTTCTATCGCTGTATGGAGGGCATGTACTGTGCGGTTGGATATGTAGATACGGTTCAGCTTTACTACCTTTCCGCAGAACTTTACTCCGTGTGAGGCCGGCTGTATGTAGAATTTATCGGGATGGACTTTTAGTTTCAGCCGTCCGGTCGCTTTTATGAATACTTTCCGGGCATGGATTATTTCGGCTGCTGTTTCTGCCACCACGCATATATCATCTACAAACCGTGTGTATCTCACTCCGGTTTTTATCATTTCCGCATCAGCTTCCGCCATGACGAGGTTTGCGAGGAGTTGGGAATAGAAGTTTCCTATCGGGAGTCCTTTATCGGGTGGAAGTCCGAAGAGGCTTTTGTTGGGCGGAACTTTATCCCACATTTTTATATCGGAGCGTCGCTCGCAGTCTGTGGCCGGATTGTGCTGTATCAGGGTGTGAAGCAGAGAGAGTTTTTCTTCTTTATCAGGCTTATCGTAGTACATATCGGCGTATTTCCGCAAGATGCGGTATGCTGTTTCCTTGTCTATCGACATAAAGAAGCCTGATATGTCCATTGTGGCTACGAAGGCTTTCTTCCTGTAGCCGTCCGTTATATCACGGATGTTCCGCTGTATCTGCTCGATAGCTGTAGATGCGGAATGTCCGATACGGTTGCCGTGGCTTACATCACCATTGGCTTCATGGACTTTCTCGCATATCTCTCCAAGCATCGGGGCAACGTAGTGGTGCACGATGCGGTCGGTGTAGTTTGCTGCGAAAACTTCTCTATACACAGGGTAGTCGAGAACAAAGCAGATGCTTGTCTGTGGCTGGTATCCGTTGTCTATCCTGTTTATCAATTCATAAATACGCGACAGGTTGAAATGGAACGATGCTGCTTCGAGCGATGCGTGCTTGTTTTTGTAACAGTCGCTTTCGGCAGCTATCCAGGCGGACACTTTTTCTGATAAATCGGAGGCGGGCACCACATTATAGGTGTTGTTCGTGTTGTTGTTGTTCAAGTTGCCATTGCCCATGTTCACATACCAGGCATTGTTGCCATTGTTGCGGACACAGCTCCAGACGTTGCCGCCCAGGACTTCTGCCCTGTTAATCGGAATAGCTTGCTCACTGCAAGCACAGGGACCTTTATCATTAAACAGTTCTGCCGACATAGTTCAAGACTTTTCGGTTCTGACATTCTTTATCCTCGCAAGCGAAGATAGGATATTATCGCACAAAACGTCTATTACAGACGCTTTCTCTTTGCTGCATCCTCCAAGAGCCACTATCAGGTATATCCCGAACTGCAACTCGTATGTCAGTTCTGTAGCTCTTTTATAATAGTCCATTCCACGAACCTGGCGCATAGCGTAACTAAAAAGCAATGCGCCTTGCTTCAGCATAGGATCTATATATGTTCTGCTTATGACTTTATAAGCTTTGCTGTTGATTTCTATGAGACAATTATTCAGGCGTATAACGTCCTGAATAATTGGTGCGTCCAAATGTTTCCTCCCGGATCTATTCATTTCTATTGTCGCGTATTAAATGTTAATATATTTTAATGCAAAAGTTGATGAGCCGTGCTCCGCACGGCTGAGATAAATCAAAAAGCGGAGGCGGGCACCACACT